CTACCGGCGTCGAGGGCCGCTGATGATGACCTCTCCGACCCTGCTTCGCGCCCCGGCTGCCCGGCCGATGGAATAGGTGGTCTCGACGGCCTCGATCGAGAATGCGGCGAACATCTCGCGGACCTCCGAGCGGTCGTTCAGGGACATGATGAAGCGCCCTTGAATGGTGTTTAAGAGGTCCGCCAGGACCTCGAAATCCCGCCGCTCGAACAACCCCCTCCCATAGTCGTCCTCGCATCCCCAGTAGGGCGGGTCGAGATAGAAGAGGGTCTCGGGGCGGTCGTAGCGGCGGATGAAGTCCGCGAACGGCAGGCACTCGATGACGACGCCGGCGAGCCGGCTGTGCAGGGCGTCGAGCATGGGGCCGAGCTTCGTGATGTCGAACCGGCCGGGGCTGGCCGGCGACACCCCGAACGTCCTCGCCGCCACCTTTCCCCCGAACGTGGTCTTCTGGAGGTAGAGGAAGCGGGCCGACCGCTCAAGGTCGGTCAGCGTCTCCGGGTCGGTCCTGGAGAGGCGCTCGAACTCGGCCCGGGTGGTGATCTGGAAGCGCATCATCTCCATGAAGGCGACGTAGTGGCGCTGGAGGATGCGAAAGAACGTGGCGACGTCCCGGTTGGCATCGTTGATGACCTCGGCCGGTGCGGCGAGGTTCCTTCTCAGGAAGACGCCCGCCATCCCGACGAAGGGTTCGGCATAGGTGGTGTGGGGGATGGCCTCGATCCGCTCGACGATCCGCTTGGCGAGGTTTTTCTTGCCCCCGATGTAGGGGGCGACCGGCAAGGCCGCCGGCACGATCCGCATCGACTCCATGATTCTCCGTGATTATTCTCGCCCCGCCTGCGTACCAGGTGGCGGGATGGCCTCAATCGGCCGATCAGGGTCATGCGGATCTGTGGTCCGCGGTTCGGGGCGTTGGCGCGCCCCGGCCCCCGCCGGCCGCCCGGCGGGGGCAAGTATTATGAAATCATCAGCACCAGCGGCACGCAGGCCCAGACGGTCCCGCCGAGAACTAACTCGCCGACCGCCATCCAGCCATCGATGACCGGTGGCCTGTTCCAGGCCGGCCGCCAGAACCTGAATGCCAGGGGATAGCCCATCCCGAACGGCCCGTAGCGCCTGACGGCACCCCATCCGTCGACCGTGTGCCCGGCGGCGAAAAAGCCGCCGACGGCCCCGGAGGCGGCCAGCGCCGCCCACCAGGGAAGGGCCACGAAGAGCGGCCACAGGAGGACCGGCATGGCGGCGAATCGCCACCAGCGCCGGCCGCCCAGCCAACCGCCCAGCCAGCGCCGCCACAGGGCGCCGGCGACGAAGAAGGCGAGGCAAAGGAGGACAATCATCGTCATGCGTCCGGGATCGCCGCCTTGATGGCGTCGCAGTCGGCGTCGTAGGCGGCGAGCTTGGCGCCGTCGCCGCCGCGGGCGTCCTGCTCGGCCTCGCGCACCATCGGCTCCGGCCAGAAGTGCATGTAGCACATGCGACGCTTGGCTCCGGCCGACAGGTTGGCGGGCAACGTGGCCGCGAAGGCCTGGATCTGCTCGTTGGTCAGCATGGGTCAGTTCTCCACGTAGAGCGCCGGCGCCGCGACGCGCTGGCTCTTGGTGTTGTAGGTAGAGATCCGCATGAAGCAATCGGTGCCGGTGGGCTGGCCGGAGACGTCGGCCCGGGCGCCGAGGAATGAGTAGCTGCCGTCGAAGGCCGCCAGCAGTTCGAGATCGCCCTCGGTCCAGGTCGTGCCGCCGTCCCGCGAGAACTCGACCTTGATGTCGGTGCCGAGAATCCCGGTCCCCAGCTCGTCCTTCCAAAGGAAGAAGCCGGCGAGGTTGGCCGGCGGGGCGGCGACGGAAACCGCGGCCGGGTGCACCAGCGTCATGTTGACCGCGGGATTGATGGCCATCATGTTGACTTCGGCGATGTTCACGACGGAGCCGCCGGTCGCTGTCGTGTTGATGCTGTAGCGAGTGACCGTGTCCGGGTTGTCGAAGATGAAGGTCTGAGCGACGCCCGTCGACCACGTGATGCCAGCGTAGGTCGCCAGCGCCTGATAGGACGCGCCGTTGTAAAGGTCGATGGTGAAGTCCCGAGGGGCATTCGAGCCAGCCCCCATCGGCGTGATCACCACCTTGCCGATTCTCTTTGGCGCGTCGAACTGATACTCCAGCCGCGCTGCCGTAACGCCATTTGGGGTTTCCCACCCGGTGTTGAGGTCGGGGTTCTTGTCGAACGCCTTCCAAGCCGGCCAGAGCCCATTTTCATTGCTGGCGCTCGCCACACCGCTGGGGGTATTGGCGCTCGTCATGGCGGGGATCTGATCAACCGTATAACCGCCGCCGTTGCTGTAGTAGCCCGGCGCGCCGCCGCTGGGGGCCGTATAGGTCTCGTCGGACGACGTCGCCCCCCATTCGTCTGAGGCCAGCTCCCACTGATAGCCGGCGATCAGTGCGCCGGAGGCGACCGAGGAGGCCAGCATGAGCCGCATGTTGGTCAACGCCAGCTGGTCGAGGATGGCGCCGGCGCCCGACGGGATGATGGCCGGATCGAGTTTCCCGGTCGCCGCCTGCACCACGGCCACGTTGCCCGCCGCCGTGCCGACGTCGCGATAGGCGGCGGAGCCCAGCACGACCTTCATGCCGAATGGCGTGACGGCCCGCTCGTCGTCGTCGCCGGCCTCGGTTTCCGCGGGCGTCGCCAGCTCGACAAGGCCCCGGGTGTCGAACGAGGCATCCGGGGCCAGGCTCCGCACCGCGGCGACCAGGCCCGCCTCGATCGCGTCGACGTCGCCGTTGTCGACGACGCCCGGCTCGTGACGGTTGGCGATGTATTGTGCCAGGCCCCTGGCGATCAGCGAGAGCTGGCGTAGCGCGCGGTTTTCGAGGGCACGGCTGGCGATGCCCGGCTGGTGCCCGCGCAGGCGCTGCGTGTGGGCCTCGTAAGTGGCGAGCGGCATGAGGTCGCCATCGACCTCGGTGCCGTCGGGGGCGAAAAGCTGGATCTGGTTGGTGGCGCCTTCGTTAAGCGGCATGGTCGGCCTCCATGGGGGTGAGAATGCGCGGCCAGAACCCGATGTCCCAGCCGGCGAGGGCGGCGGAATCGCAGTCCCAGGCGAACAGCGCGCTGCCGCCCGAGGGCGGGACGGCATAGTAGGAAACGGTGACGCCGGCGGGCTTCAGCGGGATGTACCCTTGGGCCAGCAGCGCCTCCAGGATGGCGGACGGGACGCCGCCGGCGATGCCGACGACGATCGACATGTCCTGGTTGTCCTGGATCAGGATGATCAGGCCGGAATCCGCGAAGGCGGCCTCCCAGATCTCATAGGCGCCGTCGCGGGTGCCGTCCCAGCCGTTGGCGGCGACCTTGCCCTTGAGGAGCAGGCGATAGGTGTCGTCAGGCAGCGCGACCAGGCCGGTGTCGGGATCGTAGAGCCCCTGCCACGATCCCTCGCCCCAGCCGACAGCCTCGGTGTCCCAGGCGAAGTAGACGCCTTCGAGCGGCGTCGCCAGGTATCGCGTGCGGCCGACCCACTCGCCGACCTGGTCAAGTTGCACGCCGATGGCGTCGTCGAGGTCGAAGGCGCGGCGGATCGTCTCGAGGAGCGCCTGCAGCTCGACGGCGGGCCGGGTGACGGCGTCGACGACGGCCGCGAACTTCGGCCGCTGCCGGTGCTGCGAGGTGATGCGCTCGAGATAGGGGTTCCCGCTCAAGGCACCACCTCCACCGTCACGTCGTCCGCCGAGCAGCTCGCCACCGCGTTGTAGGCGATGGGGGCGTTGGCGGCCGCCGGCTCGCCGCCGTCAACCGAGAGCAGGATTTCCAGCACGTCGAATGTGCGGGCCTCCCCGTCGGCGGCGTTGATCGGCGTGTAGAGCTTGGAGACCAGGACGTCCTCGCCGATGTCCTGGCCGTCGATGGCCTGGGCGACGGTGGCCGCGACGGCGTTGCCGGTGGCAGCCAGGTAGCCGGCGAGCGGCCGGATGCGGATCGCCGCGCCGATCGCCACGGTCGCCGGCCGCCAGAAGCGGATGGTGCTGGGCGATCCGTACTTGTCCCGTACCGTGGCGGAGGTGTCGCCATGGGTGCCGCTGCCGGGCGTCTTTTTCGCGGCGACGGCGGCGGCGATGGCGGCGGTGTCGCCGCCCTCGACGACGAGGCTGATGCTGTGGGGCGGGATGCCGTTGGCGTCGGCCTCCGAGGTGTCGTTCTCGTAAGCCTTGACCCGGGTGACGCCCGGGATCTCCGCAACCGCGCCGACGATGCCGTCCAGCACGGTCCTCGACGGCCGCGCCGTGCTGACGGCCTGTCGGCGGCGCAGGACGGCGTCTTTCTCCGTGGGCGCGCCCGGCGTGGCCGGCTCCGGGTTGGTCACCGAGTGCCAGCCCAGGGTCGGCGTGGCGATGGTGGCGATGTCGCCGGCCGCCGCGCGGACGTCGCCGGCGGCCTCCGCGGTGGCGGTGACCAGGATCTCGCCCGACAACGGAATCGTGGTGCCGCTGGGGATCAGCCAGGATTGCTGGAGGCTGTCCTGGGCGACGGCGCCGGTCAGCACGGTGCCGACGGCCCCGACCAGGCGCAGGGTGACGGTGCTGGTGGTGGCGACGGCCCGCCGGATGCCGTTGAGCGCCACCTGGCGCGACAGCGAGACGCCCTGCGCGCTGGACGGCGAGTAGCTGTTGTAGACCGCGCCGGCGAGCATGAAGGCGTCGTAGAGCGCTTCGGCGAAGACGGCGGCGAGCTGGCCGTCCTGGGAGTCGGCCTCCAGGTACAGGTCCTCGCCGTAGATGGCCCGCATGGCGGTCTGGATATGCTCCAGCACCGCCGGATAGTCGGGCAGGTGCAGGCCGGTGGCGTCCAAGGTGGCGAGCGGCATCAGAGCACCTCCGTCACTTGTGCGGGGCCGTAGACCGTGTCGAGGGTCGCCGACACGGTGAGCTTGCGGGTGTCCGGGTCGAACCGGCTCTCGTAGGCGAGGATCTCGGTGACGCCCTCGGTGCCGAGGATGCGGCCGCGCATGACCAGGTCGTAGCTCGCCTGGGTGTGCCGGCCGAAGACGCCCTGCACGTAGGGCGTTCCCTCGGCCAGGTCGAGGAACCACTCGCCGGCGAGCAGCGCCAGGCGCGTGGCGACGGCCTGGGCGACGGTTTCGGGGGTGTCGCGCAGGTGGTCCGCCGCGCCGTGGCCGAGCGGATAGTCGCGGTTGGCGTCGAGCCGCCGATAGCGCATCATGGCCCCTCCGGCGGGTTGATCGGTCCCGAGACCGGGGTCACGACAGCCCCCTCCTGCCAGGTGTGGATCTCGTAGGCGCCGCCGCCCAGGCTGGTCACCCGCTGCCCATAGCCGTCGACGTCCCAGGAGTACGAGCGGCGGGCGTGCACCTCGACGTCCAGGGCTTCGAGGCGCACCTTGCCGGCCGGCGTGATCTCGACATAGTCGGCCCCGTCATCGGATCGCAGCTGCACGTTCTCCGGGTTTACGGCGGGCAGCACGCGGGCCTGCGAGCGGACGCCGACGATCGCGAACCCGTCGGAAAGGTCGTGCATGCGCCGCTCGGCCGGCGGCTGCACGCCGCCCGCCTGCCACCAGCCGTCGATGCAGCGCGCCGCGAAGACGACCAGGCACTCATCCCCGGCCTTGACGGGGAAGGTCAGCGTGAACCCGCCGCCCTGCGGGAAGACGACCGGCACGTCGACGAGCAGGGGCAGCGGCGCCTGGCGGGCCTTCCCGTCCTCGCCGACGATCGCGCCCTTGACGGCGGGCTGGACCGAGACCGTCATGGCGGCCGGGTCGAAGCCGGCGACGATGCCGGGCAGCGCGGTCCAGATCTCCGCCTGCCGGCCGTCCAGCGCGGTGCGCAGGGCCTCCACGGGGTCGTCGAGCTGTTCGCGGCGGTCCATGGCTCAGATCCTGTCGATGGGGATGCGGGAGGTGTCGTCGATGCCGACGCAGACCAGGTCGGCGTACCAGTCGTTGCCGCGGGTGTCGCCCGTGAACTCGGCCTTGAGGATGCGGTAGGAGCCGTCGCGGTCGAGCCGCACGGCTTTGTCCCAGGCGCCGATCTTGAGGTCGATCCGGGCGGTGCGGATGGAGGCGTTGTCGAGCTGCACCCGGCCGCCGACCTTAAGGCGCGGGTTGAGCAGGCAGCGCACCTTGATCCCCTCGTTGGTCTGCTCGGGCGAGCCGACCAGGCCGGTGGCCGCCGTCAGCACCACGGCCTCGCCCGGCAGGGTGCCGGTGGCCGGGATCATCTGCAGGAGGCCGTCCTGGATGCTCCAGGACGCATCGGCGGTATGCGCGACGTCGCGCAGATAGCTGCGCGCCATGCCGAACATCACCTTGCCCCGGGGCAGCGCCTGGCCGGCGAGGTCGGCGATGTAGCCGGCGGCCGCGTCCTTTTCGGCCAGGGCGCCAGCGCAGGCCGCCACCTGGTCGGCGAGCCTCGCCCCGGCGGCGAGCGTGGTGGAGACGGTGGCGAAGTTGTAGGCGCGGTCGCCGTCCGCCGCGACGATCTCGGTCCAGGTGTCGGCGCCCTCGCGGCCGTTGCGCACCTGCCGGATGCCGCCGTCGAAAATGACGCCGGCGTTGCCCTCGTAGCCGGCCGAAAGGACGACGCGGGTGAACTCGCCGCGGATCCGCGACACCGTCCCGGGGGCGAGGTTGGTGACGGTGATGGCGGCGTTGTTGGGGGTTTCGACGTCGCCCTTGTGCACCGCGAACTGGATGCGCAGGTCCGAGAGGTCGATCCCGGCACCGCCGGCCCCCACGACCAGGCCGCATCGGCGCAACCACTGGCGGTCGGTGTTCGCCACCTCAGTCCTCCGTCTCGAAGATGAGCTGGACCGTCTCGCCCAGTTCACGGAAGGCAGGCGGCATCTCGTCGGTCGAATAGAGCCAGAGCATGCCGCCGATGGCGAGATCCGGGTACGGCGCCAGCAGGTCGGCCCCCGTCACCAGTGGAATCCCGGCGATGAGCGGCGCACCCTCGGCGTCGGCGATGTCCAGCATCCATCCGCCCTCGAGGGCGCCGCACCAGCGCACGGTCAGGCGATAGGGCACGCCGGCCATCACGGCATCGAAGGCCTGGGGCTCGGGGGTCAGGGGCACGATGTAGCGGCTCACTCGTCGCCTCCCGTGACCGGACCGCCGGGACGGCGATGGCCCGAGCCGCCGGCGGCCTCGGCGATCGCGCTGCGCTTGTCGGCCTGGAGCTGCCGGGTCCCCTTGTCGGAGATCCCGCCGGTCTTGGTGCCGTCGGCGTGGCGGGATCGCGGCGGGATCGACGTCGTCCGGGTCTCGACGATGATCACCTCGCGGCAGTCGGCGGTGACCATCAGGGTATCGACGGCGCCGGCCTCGGTGGTCACCGCGACCGTCTCGACCAGCATGTCCTCGTAGGACCGCTTGCCGGTGACGATCTCGATCGGCTCGCGGTCGGCCTGCAGCTTGAGGAGCTGCTCGTAGAGGGCGACGGAGCGCCTTTCGCCGGAGGCCGACGCCCCCGAAAGATCGAGCGAGGACCCGGCGTCGCCGGCGCCGCCCCGGATGGTCACCGTGCGCGGCTTGAGGTAGGCGTGATCCGAGATCGGCGCGCCCCGCTCGACCGGATGCTCGGTGATCGCCAGCGAGTCCTCGTGGATCTCCTCGATCACGACGTCGAAGACGATGCCGCCGAGGCTGCGCTGCGGGCGGATCAGGGTGGGCGCGGCGGATCGCGAGAGCCAGTCGGTCACTGCACGGCCCCCATGGTGTTGCGGACCAGCCGGGCGTTGACGTCGTCCTGGCGGCGCGCCACGGCGGTCCCGACCGCCCGCGCATCGGCGCCCGAAGCGTAGACGTTGATCTCCGTCTTGTTGTCGACGCTGAGCGACCGGCCGGCGCCTTGGGAGGCGGCGGCGGCGGCCGGCGCCGGCGTCAGGGCCGGGGCGTCGAAGGCGATGGCGCCGCCGAGGCCAAGCTTGTCCTTGGCCCAGGCGGGCATCCAGTCGGTCAGGCGGTCCATCTGGCGGCCGAGCCAGTCGAGCACCGCGCCGAACGTCTCGGCGATCGCCCGGGCGGCGCCCTCGGCCCAGGCCGCGAAGTCCGGGAAGTTGGCGACGACGGCCGGCCAGAGGGCGCTGAAGGCCGCCTCAATGGTCGCGCAGAGGCCGCTGAAGACCCGCTCGACGGTGTCCACGTAGTTGTTCCACAGGGCGGCAGCGGCGTCGAGCGCCCCCTTGAAGTCGCCGGTGAAGAGGGCGAAGACCAGGTCGATCGCGTGGCGCGCGGCGGTCGCGATGCCGCCGAGCAGGTCGACGACGGTGTCGATGGCCGGGATCAAGGCCGCGGAGAGCGCGTTGACCAGGCCCATCACCAGGCCGGCGATCGGCTTCAGCGCCTCGACGACGCGGGTGATGGTCTTCTCCCAGGGCCCCCAGTCGAAGAAGGCGGTGCCGCCGTCCATGTAGGTCAGGTAGTCGTCGATCAGGGCGACGATGGCGGCCAGGCCGGCGATGAGGGCGCCCAACGGCGTCGCCAGGAACCCGAGGTTGAGCAGGCGCCAGGCGGCCAGCAGGGCGGCGGCGCCGGCGACCACCATCTGCTGGGACTTGTCGAGCTTATCGAACCACTCGACGATGCGCATCGCCCAGCCGGCCAGCCTGGCGCCGAAGGCCGAGACCGCGCCGACGACGCGCAGGGCAAAAGAGACGATGCCCTCGATGACCCGCCGGATGCGGGCGAAGTTGTCGACGATGGCGCGGCGCATGCGCTCGACGTCGGCGCGGATCCGGCCGACGAAGGCGAGGCTGATCGCCGAGGCGAGCATGGTGGCGATGGTCTTGAGCTTGCCGAGTTCGGCCATCAGCCCGCGCGAGGCGGCGGCCGCCTCCTCGGCGTTGACGCCGGCGACGGCATACATCTGGGCGAACTCGTCCTTGAGCGCCGAGGTGTCCTTGACGAGCATCGGGATCAGGGTCGGATCGATGCCCATCCGCGAGGCGTAGGCCTCCCGCGCCGCACGGCTCATGCCGCGCATGTTCTGCCCAGCCCTCTCCAGGGCGCCGGCCACGTCCTCGAGGTAGGGGTTGACCGACCGCATGCCCTCGAACGAGCGGATCACCGCGTCGGCCGAGGCTCCGGTCTGCTCGGCGGCGTACTGGAGCTCCTGGAGCTTGGCCACCGGCGTGCCGAGGCGTTCCGCCGCGAGGCCGAGCCGGTCGTACTCCGAGGCGACCTTGACCACCGCGGCGGCGGCGCCGGCGGCGATGGCGCCGACCGCCAGGCCGAACCCCTTGACCCTGCCCATGGCGGCATCCAGCGACTTCTCGTCGACCTCGAAGCCGACCGCCGCCAGAAACTCCGCGATGATGCCCTTGTCCGCCACTTACCGGTGCTCCAGATGCGCCCTGTACCGCCGCTCGTTTTCCTCGGCGACGTCGAGGGCCTCGTTGAGGTCGGCGACGTCTTCGAGGGAAAGCGTGCCGTCGAGGAGGCTCTCGAATTGGATGAGACCGCGCAGGACCGGCCGCAACAGCCAGTCCTCGCCCGTCGCCATGCTCACCCAGTCGAGGGCCGGATCCGGCTCGGCTCGATGCCAAGCGCGGACAGGGCGTCGGTAAAACCCGCCATGTTGGCCTTGATCACATGCCAGGCGACGGTCAGCTCGCCGACCATGTCGAGCGGGTACATCGTCACCCCGTTGACGCGCAGCGGCGCCCAGCCCAGGCCGCCCTGCTGCTGGACCTCGGCGGCGTCCAGGCAGGCGTCTAGGATGTAGTCCGCCTGCTCGTCGGGGATGGCGGCCAGCACCTCGCCGAGAGGCCCCGCCGCCGCCAGCAGCGAATCGGCGGACTTGCGGGCCGTCTCGATGGCCTCGACCGAACCCAGCAGCGAGCCGAAGCGCCGAGCGACGTGGAACTGGGTGCGGGCCGGCATGCGCCGGGCACGGCAGGTCAGGGCGCCGGCGGTGAAGGTGGGCGTGTCCATCCTCAAGCCTCCGGGGTGCCGCTGCCGAGCTGGCGCTGGATCTTGCCGGCGTGAAACGTCCATTCGATGTTGCCGGCCTGCTCGGTATAGCCGATCGGCGCCGGCCGGGCGAAGGCCGCGCCCGAACAGGTGATGGTGTCGCCGCGGGCGACGTCGCGGATGGTGATGGTGTTGCGCCCCCAACGCGCGCTCGACGTGCGCTGATAGTCGAGCAGGGTCTGGAGCTGGGCGTTGACCGTGCTGGTCTTCAAGAGCCGCACCGTCACGGTGCCCGTCTCGTCGCCCGACAGGCTGTGCATGAAGCTGCCGTCGGCGCCGGCGACCAGCGTGTTGATGTCGCCGGTCGGCTCGATGGTGATGCCTTCCTTGGCCGCGCCGGCCTCGTCGCCGGCCAGCGGGAAGTTGCCGCCCGGGCCGTCGATCGAGGCGTGGACGTCCTTGAAGCTGTAGACCGTCATCTGGGGCCTCCTGGATTAGCGGTTGACGTCGATCTGCACGTCGACGCTGTGGATCGCGCCGGCCAGCTTGGCGGCGATCTGGATCGGCGGCGCCTTGCGCTGCTCGCGCTCCGATTGCGCCTGGTCGTCCACGAGGCCGGCGTAGATGTAGTAGCCCTTGGGCAGGCGGTCGCCCTGCTGGAGCTGGCCGAAGCCGTCGCCGTTCCAAACGCCGGGGGCGACCAGTCCGTTGGCGATCGCCTCGCCCATCACCTTCTCGATGCGCGCCACGATCTGGTTCACGCCGGCGTCGGTCTGCGGGACCTTGGTCTTGCTCTGGTAGAGCAGGTTCCACACCTCGGTCTGCACCGCGTTCTGCAGCCAGTCGAGGCCGTGGATCTCGTCGAACCAGGCGCCACCCGCCATCACGCCTTCCTGGAAGATCGCGGTATCGTTGTCGTAGGCGGCGAACACGTTGCAGTTCTTGGCGTCGAGCGCCAGGGCCTGGGTCTCGGAAAGACCCTCGGCGACGATGCCCGGCAGCTGCTTGAACTTGAGCGTGATGGTCGAGCGGTTGGCGTTGAAGTTGACGGTGAAGGCCCGCCCGAGCGCCGAGATCGCCGCGTAAGGGTTGGCCGAATAGGCGATGAGGGCGCGGTTGTTGCCGGCCGCCTTGGCGCGGCTGGCCAGGTCCTGGGTGTAGGCGCCGTCCATGACGCGGGTGTCGGTCACCGTCGCGGCGCAGATCCGCGACTTGGCCGAGGCGGCGATGAAGGCGGCCACCGCCAGGTGCTCGTCGACGGTGAGTTCGGTGTCGGCGAAGGAAAGACCGTACCAGTCGCCGGAACGGTCGGCCAGGGTCACCGCGCATTGCAGCGGCGTCTCGGCGTCGGCGCCCGGCACCGGGGCGAGGCCGGTCTCGGCGGTCAGCTTCATCTGGGCCGCCAGGGCGCCGGTGGCGTAGCCGATGGTCTTCTCCGCGCCGGCCTCGGCCGTGGTCAGGATGAACCGGGTGCCGTCGTAGGCGCAGGCGGCACCAAAGGCGGCCAGCGCGGCCGAGACGATGGCGGCGATCCCCTCCAGGGTGACCGCGCCCGAGAAATCGAGATCCGAGACGGTGGCGGGGGCGCCATCGATGGGGACGGTGAGCTCGCCGTCGACGATGCCGGTCCACTCGGCGAGCGCCGCCTCCTCGGGCGTCAGCGCGGCGCCGCGCAGGACCGCCGGGGCGGCCTCCTTCAGCCAACGGCCGACGTAGAGCAGGCTGGGGCGCGGCACCTGGGAGAAGAAGAGCTGCGCGGCCAGGGTCTCGGGCGCCGTCGTGCCGAAGTCGGCGACAACGCCTGAGATGCCGGTGTAGGCGCGGATGCGCTCGGACTGGTCGATCACCTCGGAGGCGCCGGCGATCAGCAGCGCCCCGAAGTTCCGCCGGCCGGCGGCGGTCGGCGACAGGTTGATGGTGACCTTGACGACGCGATCGACGGACAGGGCCTTATTCATGTGGGGTGTCTCCGGTGATGGCGGTGGGCGCGGACTGAAGCGGCAGGACGGCGACGTCGCCGGCCCCGCCGGGCGTGCCCTGGCGGATGGTCAGGGTGACGTCGACACGGGGCAGCCACGATCCGCCGACCAGGTCGGCGGCGGACGTGGTGGTCCCCACGGTGACCAGGGCGAGCCCCTGGCGGCGCAGGAAATCGCGGTTCTGCGGCACCCGCAGGCCGTGGTCGAGCCGGCGGGCGAGATCGAAGGCGTGGGGGCCGTAGAGCGAGACGAGGACGCCCAGCAGGTCCTCGGTGTGCAGGCGGGAGGCCTTGAGCATCAGGTTGGCGGCGCCGTAGGTCGAACTGTCCAGCGCCAGGATGCGATCGAACGCCCGCTCGACCACCGACGCCCCCCAGTGCTGCTCGGCCAGGCGCTGCCGGCGCGGCAGCTCGATCCCGACGAAGCGGATCGCCCGCGTGTGGTGGATGCGCTGCCCGTCCAGTCCCCCCTCGTTGATGACGTAGCTCTCCGGGTAGCCCAGCATCGGACCCAGATCCTTGATCGTCTCCTGGGACGGCGTCACCTGGTGGCGGTCGAGGATGTAGAGCCCGCGGAAGCTGTCCTTTTCCACCTGCTCGAGATCGAGCGGCGCCGCCAGGTCGTGGCCGTCGATCAGCGGCACCGCCAGCGCGCCGCCGTAGAGCCTGGCCCACTTGATGGCGTCCGCCAGCCGCCCCGGCACGCCCGAGCGCGTCATTGCGGTCAGCAGCCGGTCGACGTCGCCGGGGTCCATCTGCGCCTGGATGGCGACGCCCCCCCGCACCATGTCCTCGGCCACCACCTCGACCATGCGCCCGACCACCCACGAGGTCCGGTACATGTCCTCCAGCTCGGCCGGGTTGCGGCTGATGTTGCGGCCGGGCACATAGCCCGACCGGGCGAGCATGTTGTCCTGGCCGAGCCCCAGGCGGGCGGTGGCGCTCTCGAAGTTGTCGCGGGTGGACTGGGCCTTCCTGGCCGGTTTCCTGGTCATTTTCCGAGTTTCCTCCAATCGCCCATGCCGTCGCCGATGCCGCCGTCCGCGGCGTGGATTGCCAGGGCCAGCGCCCAGAAGCGGTCCGCGTGGCCGTCGGGCGTGCGCTCGGCCGTGAAGCGCACGTTGCCGGCCGCCGTCACCTGCTTGGTCACCTGCCGAAGGTCGGCCCGGATCTCCGGTTGATAGGGGATGCGCACGCGCCGGTCCTCCATCCGTCCCCGCACCGGATAGGCGAGCGCCTCCTTCACCCGGGCCGTGAAGGTGACGCCCTCCACCCGCTCGGCCCCGAACTTGTCCTGGGCATCGTCGGTCCAGCCGATGCCGAGGCCGGTGGCGTCGATGCAGGTCCGGTCGCACCGCTCGATCCACGGCCAGAGGATGGCCTCCTGCGCGGACTTGCGCATGTTCTGCAAGGCCTCGATATGGCGGGTGTAGAGCACGTCGCCCAGCAACTCGACCACCCACAGCACCGTCAGATCCTTCTTGCGGCCGATGTCGATGCCGGCGAACAGGCGCCCGCCCTCGATCGCCGTCCAGGCGGCCTCGCGGGGATATTCCACCGCGCCGATCAGGTCGTATTCCAGGAAGGCCGCGTCGTCGTCGGCCGGGTTGCACATGTACTCCTGCTGGAAGCTCTCGTCGTCGGCGCAGCCGGACTTCACAAAATCGAAGTACTCGGCCTCCAGGCGCGAGTAGACCGCCTCGTTGCCGACCAGCGCGATGCCGAGGCGGTAGAGGTCGTGGAGCGCGCGGAGCTGGTCGAGCGCCTTGGAATCCAGATGCTGCGCCTCGTCGACGATCAACAGCCCGCCGCTGCCCTCGACCTTGCGGCCGATCGCCCGGCTGAGCCGGGTCATCACCCGTTCGGCGATCCCCAGCCGCTCGGCGATGGCCGAAAGCATCGGATAGACCGTGCGCGAGCACGGCTCCATGGTGACGATCCACACATTGGGATTGGTCGCCGCGTACTGCTCGCAGGTCCGCGTCTTGCCGATGCCGGCGCCGCCGGCCACCACGACGATGCCCGGCATGATCTGGGCATAGCCCAGCATGTCGAGGATTTCCGCCGCCGTCGGCGTCGGCTGGAAGCCGGGGGCCTGGGGGATGCGGGCGGCCTGGCGCTTCTTGTCGGCGCGCGCCGACAGCCAGATCTGCACATCGCCCGCGATGTTGTCGTTCCGGCCGCCGTAGGTGCCGGCCAGCCAGCCCGTCAGGGTGCCGTACTTGACGCCGCTCTCGCGGGCCACGTCGGCCTGGCTCAGGCCCTCGGCCTCCATCACCGCGCGGACCTTGACGCGGATCTGCTCGATCTCCTCGGCCGTGAAGGTGGTTTCGTTGGCGGTCTTCAGCATGATAGGATGTCTCCTGTCTGTGGTTGTTGTTCGAGGGCGTGTCCGCTGGCGGCGGCGCGCCCTCACTCGTCGAGGCCGGCGCGCTTCTTCTCGACGCCGGCCCGGAAGGCCTCGGTGAACCACTGATTGTCGGTCTTCGGTTCGGGCGCGGCCGGGACGGTCAGGTGAATGACCTCGCCCGCCCCGCCGACGGCGGCCCGCGCCGCGTCGCGCTCGGGGTCCGGCACCCGCTGGAAGTGCCCCTCGACCACGACGGCCGCCGCGGCCGGCGCCGCGACACCGGCCCCCGGATCGGCGGTGGCGTCGGCATACAGGCGGGCGCGCTCCAGGTCGTCCATGCGCTGCTCGGCGTCGCGCGCCTTCTTGATGGCCTTGATCTGACGCTGATTGAACTTGCCGTGCGCGCGGCCCTTTTCGGTGTCGCCGTAACCGGCCGCCTCCCACACCCCCGCCGTGAAGAGGTACCGCCCGTCGAGCCCGTAGACGTGGACGTCCGAATGCAGGTTCGCGGGGTCGAAATGCACGGCTACCTGCTTGCCGGCGATCCGAAGGCACGCCTCGCAGAAGTAGCTGTTCTTCAGGCCGCGCCGCGGCACCGCGCCGGCCTTGAGCGTCAGGATGCCGCTTTTGCTGGCCCGCACGATCTCGCGCGACATCAGCAGCAGGCGGCGCTGGCTCTCGGACAGCACGCGCGGCGGCTGCTCGGCCACCAGTTGCTCCCACGCCTGGTCGAACGACAGCACGCCGCCGCACTCCTGGGTGCGCCGGCCCGTCTTGGCGTTGTGGCGCGCCACCTCGTGGGCGATGACGGCGCGCAGCTCCGCCACCGGGATCGCCGTCGCCTTGGAGAAGCCGCGATTGATGAAGCTCGGATGGGTCGCCACCGCGTGGTGCAGGCCGCCGATGCCGAAGGCCCGCTCGATCGGCTTGGCGCCCGGGTTGCCGGTTTCCTTGTCGGGGTTGGTGAAGTGGATGTCATCCATCCCCAGCATCTGCAGGAGGCCGACGCCGTCTTCCGGCTTGTTGTGGAAGCGGTGGCGGCCCTTCACGTTGCCGGTCATCAGCTTGTTGGCGGCCACCGTCGTGTTGTCGAGGAAAACATGCTTGGGCGCGCACACCGCCGTCAGGTCATAGGTGGCCATCCGGAAGACGTCGGTGTTCTCGGTCTTGTCGAGCCGCCAGGCCAGCATCCGGCGGGTCCTGACATCCTGCCAGTACCAGGAGGTCGACGTGTTGAGGATCTCGCCGTCCTCCCACTTGACCCATATCCTGTCGTACTTCAGGCCGTCGCCGTTCACCGCCTCGCCGGGGCCGAACATGGAAGCGTCGCGCGTCAGCTTCGGCAGCTTGGCCTTCGCCTTCTCGATCCCCTCGCGGCTGGCCGTCACGACGATGGGATCGACCTCGCATTCCAGGCGCCGCGCCAGAGTGCGCGCCGAGGGGATGGTCCAGCCCTGCGCCGCCGCCACGATCCTCAGGCGCTCGTAGGTATCGGCGTGGGTCGGCTGGGCGCGGGTCAGGTAGTGGCCCTTGTACCAGTCCCAGGCCCGCGGATCGCACTCGACCGTCGCCGTCCGCCCGACGTGGCGTGGGGTGAGATACGGCAGCCAGTCGGCCTCCTCGACGCCGGCGACCTCGGCCAGCCAGTTGAAGACCGTCCTCGGCGACTTGCCGTGGTTCCTGGCCGCCTCGGCCACCGCCAGGTTCATCGGGATGCCGCCCTTCCACAGGGCGTGCGCCGCGCGGATCACCTGCGCCTTGGCCGCCGCCACCTGCCGCTTCTTCTCCGGCTGGCGCTGAAACCAGTCCCACATCTCGTCGCGGCCGCGCGCCGCCGGTTCGGGCTCGGGGGCGGCCGCCGCCTTGAAGCGGCGCGCCAGGGCAAGCTGCGCGGCGGCCGGCAGCAGCGTGACGTGGTACTCCCAGCCGCCGCCCTTGCCCTGCCGCCGCCGCGCCAGCGGCTCGCCGGCCATGTTGATGCGGTTCTGCCATTCCTCGCGGCGGACCATCTCATTTACGTTGCGCTTCGTGCTCGGCATTCCCGGCAGCCGAAGCGCCGCGATCTCGGCCGGCGTGAACCATTCGTCCGTCATGGCTTGCCCCGGACGGCCAGATGTTGGGGATTCGCCCACCGGATGGACTCATCCAGGAGAGCCGGATTATCCTTGCATTTCATCAAGAACCGCATCAGGGGGGATGGTCTTGTGACGGTGGAACCCTTCGATTTCTGGTATGAAGCCGGCGACATCGACGTCCGGCGCGATTTACGCGACATGTGCTGCCCTCCCGCGCAGTTCATGTGGGACAACCACCTTCTCGCCCCGCGCGTCGACTGGAACTCCAGCGGTGATCACACGCTCATCATGGGTTTCCTGATGGGATTCCGCGTCGTGCGGGCATTCTTCTTCTTCAGCCGCGACCAGATGTTCTTCGAATGCCCGTTCTGCCGGTGCAGCTTCGCGCAGCCGCTCGCCTACCGCGATCTCGATCGCGGCACGCACGGCCACTTCATCCTCACGCGTCTGCCGCAGCTTCCGAAAAAGCTCCTGCCCATGCAGGTGCCGCGGTGGATGCTCGAAGAAGCGCTGGCGGCAACCAAGGCCCGCAATAAGGCTGGCTGGCCACCGAAGGATTGAGGCGTTCGTCACGATTCCCCCCATGTCGTTCATCTCCAAGGCCTCCGCACCCTGACCGGCGGTTCCTTGGCGAGCGCCCTTTCCAGGCGCTTCAGCTCCTCGATCTGCTGACGGACGTAGCCGCGCTGCGCCATCCGGGCCTCCTCGCCCTCCATGACGATGCAGCCGTCGTCCTCGACGATCAGGTCCCAGATCCAGACGGCGCCGGTCACCCTGACGAAGGCCTTGAGCGCCTTGAGCGGGATAGCGCGCACCGGGGCGTTGGCCTCCGACGTGTAGCCGTCGAGCATGTGCCGGGAAAAAGACGGGCGGTCGAGGATCACCGCCATGCGGGCCGCGATGTCCTCGCGCTCCAGGTCGCACTCGCGGCAGGCCCGGCTCAAGGCCCGGGCCACCCTGGCGTCGAAGTCCATCGGCCGCGCCGCCTCCTTGGGACGCCGGACCGGATAGACCTCGCGCGCCGGCATGGTCTCGAACAGATCCGGCGTCCGCTCGCAGGAATGCGATCGACGGCGGCCCATCAGGCGGCCTCCTCCAGGTGGTTCACGCGTTGCGCCAGCAGCCCGGCCAGCTCGTCGGCCTGATCCTCCGGCAGCGCCATCACCCAGGCCCGCCGCGCCGCCTTCGGCATCCGCCCCCAGCGGTCGACCAGCGCGGAGAGCGCCTTCTGCTGGGCGTCGGCCGCCGTGCGGCCCTCGATCCGGCCGATCGCCTCGGCCACCGTGCGGGCCGGGTTCTCTGCCTGCAGGAGCAGGCCCACGATCTTCACCTGCAGCCTCGCCGCCTGGCGCGACAGCAGCTCCAGCTCCCGCTGGTTGTCCTCGATGGCCGAGCCGCGCAGGCGCTCGATCACCGAGGCCGCCAGGCCGTCGCCGATCGCCGCCGATTGCAGGATGGCGCGCCGCTTGATCTCCGAGCGCGCCACCACCGCGGAACAAAATGCAAAGTTTGCACTTTGATTTTCTTGTTTGAAATCAGCGCTCTTGCGGTCGCCGCCGCGCTTCGTCTCGGGATGAAGCCGGGTGTAGATGCGCCGCAGGTCGGCCAGCGCCACCGCCCGCTCCAGCATCGTCAGGGTGTTGCTGGTCAGGTTGTCCAGGTGCTCGTCGCGCCTGAGCTCCAGGTCGTTGCCCTTCACCTCGAGCGCGTCGATGGCCGTGCGTCCCAGCAGCCGGCAGGCGAGGTAGCGGTGCCCGCCCGAGACCAGCCGCCACCCGCCTCCCTTGACCCGCGCCACCTCGACCGGCTGGCGCTGCCCGCGCTCCGCGATGTCGGCCGCCATCTGGCGGGCGGCCGCCTCGGAGACCGGCCGCGTGCGGCCGGAGGCGTCGATCTCGTCGAGGGGAATGCTGAGGATCTTCATGGCGTCAGGCTCGCATCGGAAAAAGGACGGACGGCCGCGCGATGCGGCCGTCCGCCGAGGCTTGGGAGGAAACGAGGATGGAAAGGCGCGCGGGGCGGGCCGCCTGGGGGATGGTGACGGCCCGCCCCGCATCCCCTACACTCGGCGTTGCAACACAACCTGTGAGGGGGAAACCATGAAACCCGATGAACGATTCATCCTCCGGTCTCTCACGCTGATGGATGTTCCAAAGATCAAAGGAATGCTGACCTACGAAGTGACGTTCGCGCTCAAATGGAGCACCATCGACACCGAACTGAAGCTTACCGTCACCACCAAAGAAGGCTGGGAAACGGCCAGACATCTCGCGTGCGAGCAGATCAAGGAATTGGCTCGATTTCTTGGTGCCGCTGCGGAGCATGAGAAGATGGGTCCTCATATCCAGCGACCCTAACGACGGTGCGCCCAGAGGACCTTGTTGATGATGTCCCTGTTCTCGGGCGACACCTCGACACGGAGGAGGCGAAGAACCTCCTCCACGACCTCAGGCGAGACGCCCATCCCGCCCGCCTGCACGATGACGTCATCGATGAACTTGCAATTCGTAAGCGACCACGCCTTGGCGTCGGCGCCGGCGTGACGTTTGGTGATGCAGCAGCGGATAACGTCCCTGCTGTGGGGCGAGACCTCGACCTTGAGGAGGCGAAGCGCCTCCTCGATGTCTTCGCGGGGAACCTCGGCCGTGACGGCCTGCTCGATGGCGTTGCCGATCAGGACCAGGTCGAGGGCGACGTCGCGCTCTCTGGCTTTCCTTTCCCTCGCCTTCCGGCAATCCCCGGGCGTGGGAATGCCGAGGACCACCTCGCGAACGTAGCGGGTGGCCTCAGCGCTCAGGCCGCACCGGCACTCGGGATCGGCGATCCCCTGCAGGCGCTCCTGCAGGGCCTCATCGAACGCGCCCTCGGCAATCGCCTCCCTGACGATCTTCTCGACGACGTCCCGCGGGGTGAAGGCGGGTGTCTCTTTCGTGGTGTTCATGCGGCCCTCCGCTTTTGACAGTGATTCGGGGTTGCCCGCCTGCTATTCTTCTTGCCGTTCGAGGGAACGCGGGCGCCGGCGGCGTCGAACCATTCGGGCCACAGCTCGGCGAGCGGGATGCCCAGGTAGTGGGCGATGACCCGGTTGCCCGACGGCGTCGGGCGGTAGAGCGCCTTGCGGGTCGCCGACGTGGAAAGGCCGTGCCGGCGGGCCAGTTCGGCCAGCGTGACGCCCGTCTTGCGGACCATCGCCTTGACGTCCTCGGGATGGGTGTTGCGGACCATGCGTTCCCTCAGGCTTGTGACCGGCCCTGCCAGGCCGGTTTTATTGGCGGGGATGGTGTCCCCTATGGGACGGATGATACATACGAAAGTTTGCTACAGCAATTAAAATTTATTCATCCCACTACAAAAATGCGCCCATCAAGCGTTGATCTAAATTTTAGTTTGCACTTCAACAGGTTATGGATTCTGGGACGTGAAGAACGAGCTGGGACACAATCATCTCGGTTTCCGCCGGGATCTGGGACGGCGGATCGAGGAGGCGGCGGGCAAATTCGAAACGAAAACCGCGGCAGCGAAAGCGGCCGGCGTAACTTTAATGCAGTTCAACAAGTGGATCGCTGGCACGGTTAAGGTACCTATGGATGGGCTCTACGCCCTGGCCACCGCAGCTCGTATTGATTTTAGTTGGCTTGCCACGGGAAATGGCAACATGCATGGTGGCGGCGGCTCTTCGCCGGAGGTGCTGGCGGCGGCCGTCGATGAGGATCTGATGGGCCGCATCGTCGATGGGATCATGGCGGTTTACAAGGACCTGGGCATGCGCCTGCCGCCGCGCTCGCTGGGCGAGCTGGCGGCCCGTGTGGCGGCCGACCTGGTCGCCGCCTACGACGATCCGGCCGATCGCGTGGTGGGCCTCAAGGGCGCCCTGCAGCGCCTGCGCACGGACGTCTTGCGCTCGTCCGACGTGGGTACGGGCGACCCCGGGTCCAAAGGTAAACTCTCGGCGTGAGAGTGGTCATTATTGACACTCGGATAGACGGCTCTGAGAGCCGGTTCATGATGTCCTCAGAGGCCGTTCGGCGAATGCAGATTCAAGTGTCCAACGACCGCCTTGAGGGGGGTTACTGCAGAAATGACGGCGCCGAATTGCGACTGGCCGTCGGCGCCGATTTTTTCCCGGATTCCCGCGGCGATCCCACCAAGCCCCCCCTCTTCCCGGATCTTCCCACCTCACTGCAGTATCAAGTGTCCACTAACAACCCGGCCCCGCCGCCGACACCGGCGCAAATGTCGAGTTGGGCGATGTCGTGCGCATGA